CTTTACATGTATGAGACCAGTGAACAAAATATTTCTTTGCGATTGCTGGATCTAACCAAACGTCTGGTACATCCCAATGTGCTAATACTGCCGCCATGTTAACCCTCTAAAATCTGTCGTAGTGTACCATCTAGACCTTCGTCTAGTTCTTTTTTGAAAGCAATCACTTCATTGAAATCAAAGCGATATTCGGGATTACCACCAGTCACACCTGTGAAACTGATAGTGCCGTCTTCGTTATATGTAATTTCAGGATCTGATAGTATCTTACAGTTAAGACGACCATCTTGAACAACGAAAAGAATTTCGTCGGGCGTTTTGCCGATTACATCAGCGGCTTGTTGTAAAGTTAATTCCATGTTTCATCTCCAAAAAAGAGGGGGAGAAGATCTCCCCCTTTCAATTACTACTTATGGGTTGCTATAGTTTCGTTCTACCGCTGAGATCACAGACACAGGGTTGTTATCCACCTGTGCGATCGTAGCAGTCTGTTCTACCCATTGACCAGAGTTCAATCCGATTGCTCGAACGTTAATAGCAACGTTTTCACCCGACACTCGGTCTTTCTGAGTGTTACCGTCATATGCGTATGAGAACACTAACTCGTCACTTGCATTCACCGTTCTTTCAGATCCTGGATAGAGCGTTGGAGTAGCAAGTAATGATACAACACCACCAGAGTTTTCTACTGGAGTACCCGCAGAGTCTACCAACAACGCCGAAGGCGAGTTGATTGGGTGAGTACGAATAATGCCGCCTGCTATTGTTTCATTCACAAGAGTTGGTGTATCGTCCAATGTAATTACAGCAAAGTTGCTCGAATCGAAGATCGAAGTGACACCGTAGATTGTGTTGTTGACAGCCTGAGTAGCACCAACCAATCGGAAGTATGCATCAGTCGCCGCATTTGTAATTGTATTCAAACCATCAGGAGTACCAGTTCTTAACAAAGGTGTGGTAGAGAATCCAGTCAACACAACGTTTGCACTGTCTTTAGTTGCATCAGATGCCGCCGTACCTACGTTTGCCAACTGAACCGAAGTACCCGTGTATGAACGAGTGTAGTCGTAGTATACGAATGCTTTAGCATTATCACTGTCAGCCAAGATATCATTAGAGAATGAGATCGTTACTGTTGCAGAGAATGGGAACGACTGTAATGCATTGTTAACCGTGTCACGCAACTGAGTGTTGTTCACGTCAGCAGGACGAATGTTAATGATTGCGGTACCAGTTTTAGTACCACTTTGATCAAGGTTAGTTGCAAGTTTCGTGGTCAAAGTAGGACCAACGAATGCAAGCAATTCGTCTTGAAGTTTACCGTTTTTAGCAGTACCCGAAGCAAATTCAATATCAGAATCTTGACGCAACTGATATTGTACCCAAGAATACAATTCTTGGTTAGACAACTGAGAAACAGTTGGTGAAGTTGCATCGATCTTGATACCAAAGTTGAAAGGACCACCCAACAAGTCTTGAGTGTAGCCAAACGTGTTTGATGCTTCATCAGCGGCTAAGTATTCGATCGTAGGACCATCACCTTGCTGAGAATATTTCTGAGTAACAGCAGATGCCGCCGCAATAACAGCATCAGTTACGTTAGCACCGTCACGATCCTTGATGTTCAAGTCTTCGCCTTCTACAAGCGGGAATCGCTGTGTGTTGTAGGGAAGAGTTGTACCTGCACTAAGACCAATGTCAGTCGTATCAGTCTGATCAAAAGTCCAAGCAATTGAAGATTGGGGTGCTTCGTATGGAGCCGAACGAATGTACAGACGTAGAATATCACCACGACGATCAAAGTTCGGAGTCTCATCACCGTTTGAATCTAAGTAAGTCAATACAGCTTGGTTAACTTCACCTGCATACCCATAGTCAAAAGGACCCGCAGTAGACGTACCGTCAGCCGAATCAAAGAATGCATAGTAAACTTTATGCTGATTAATTGTCGCTGAGTTTTCTTGAGTAGGTTCACCTTGAATGTTACCCAACGAAATCGTACCCAAGTACTCACGCAACAAAGTTGAGTTGTTGGTTGCATATTCACGCCAACCACCAGTACGTAACAATGAACGAGATGAATCGTCAGCGGGTGACCATCCAAAACGCCATTCGAACTGTTCGGGCGTAATAGCGATAAGTGGAAAAGGATAAGCGATCAGTTCTTTGTTGTTCGTATCGTTTTTCCACTCTTCTTTTAAAAATGAGTATAATGCTTGGTGAGTTACACCATCATTAGACAACACCAAATTCGAAGGATCGGGTGATGCCGAATTGTTTCTGATTTTAATTGTTCGAGCCGCAGTGTCAATATAGATGTTCTGTGAAGAATCAGATGCGGCATCCAACAAGAAATCTGGATCTGTGATGATTGCCATTTGTTATTTTCTCCTAGTAGGATGTTGTGTGCGCACAGTTATTTATAATTAAGAGTATGTCAAACTCAATCGATCATCCCAAACTTTTGTAAATTCGGCAGTTCCATCTGCCCAAATAATTTCGTAATCATCACCAGATTGTTGATCAACTCGTTTAATACGCCATTTAGCCTCAGATGTAGCAGTACCCGGTAATGCTTCACCGATATAAATGTAGTTTCCTACAGTATCAATCAATCTGTTATATTGTACTTCCAAATCTGCTTTCAACCTGTCTAATATGTTTACAAAAGATTCAACAATAAATTTCTTCTTTGTTGGATCGTATATCAAAATACTATCACCAACAATCGAAGAAAGTCTCGTTTTATCAACGTCTGCATTATCAAGTATCTTATACGAACCACCACCGCCAAGAGACGCTAATGATTTCTGAACATTTGCTAATGTTCTTTCCACATTCTGATTGACGACTGTTGTGTTTTCTGTCAATCGTTCGTTAAACTGTTTTACTGCTTCTTCAAACTCGGTGCGATAGTCTTTACCGTCATCACCTTTGGGACCTTGAGGACCTACTTCGCCTCGTTCGCCTTTGTCCCCTTTATCTCCTTTGTCACCTTTGGGTCCTTTCTCGCCCCTAGGTCCTGTATCGCCCTTGGGTCCAGCTGGTCCCACAGGACCGGGCAATCCATCAGCACCCTGTAAACCATCAGCTCCCCGTAAACCCTGAAGCCCTCTTTCACCTCTCTCACCACGAGGTCCTTGAATGCCTTGATCGCCTTTCTCACCCTTGTCACCCTTGGGACCTATCTCCCCTTTGTCACCTTTCGGTCCTTCAGGTCCTGCAATTCCTGCATCGCCTTTTTCTCCCTTTGGACCTTGTGGACCGACATCGCCTGTATCTCCCTTATCGCCCTTGGGTCCAGTCTCGCCTCGTTCACCCTTCTCACCTTTATCGCCTTTAACTCCTTTGTCGCCTTTTGGACCTTTTTCTCCACGAGCACCTTGAGGACCACGAGCACCTTCTGGTCCTTCTTTCATACTCAGTTCTTCAAGACGTGCTTCAATAATCTCTTTTTGTTTCTTTAACTGTTCTTTCGTGTAGGCAAGAGCAAAAGCAGTCGATATTGTATCAATCTTGTTCATTGAGTTTAGCCATATACCTTGTCAATTCTTCAACTAATTCATCTTCATGTGATGGTATGTACTTCTCTTGTTTTGGTTTTTCTTCTGGTTTTGGCTTTTCTTCTTGCTTCGGCTGATCGGGTACTACCTGAACAGGAACTGGTTTTGGTTCGGGTGGTTGTGCCGCCGCCGCTTTTTCCTCTTCGTCAGGTATCTCACCCGAATCTTCTTCTTTCTTAATCTGCTTCTTCATATCTTCAATTTCTTCATCGCTGAATTGAAGAACGTTCTTCATTACCCATTCTTTGCTGAAATACTCACCAACGTACTGAGTCGCATCGTTAAGAAGTGCCATACGATTTTGAAATATCTCTGCGTCTTTCAGTTCAGTGAAATGGTTATCTTTCAGATAGTCAACGTAGATATCATCTTTCCACTCTTCCCAATCTTGAACGGTGATGATGTTCTTTAGAATAAGTTGCTTCTTGAGAATACCCAAAAATACTTGAGAGAATCTTCTACGAAGTCTATCAATGAACTTCTGAAACTTCACTTCGTCTCGTGAAATCTCAGTTGATCGACCAAGAGAGAAGTTTGCTTCTTGTTCGAGACGATTCACTGGGACATTGAGTGATCGATACAATCGTTTTTGGAAATAAATTATATCATCGATCTGTCCCAGATTCTCGCCACCCGGCAGTGTTGAGATCTCTGTACCACGACCATTCTCACGTCGAGGCAACCAAAAGTCTTCAAGCATTGACATGTGCTTACGGTCGTCTTTCAGTTGTCCTGTGTTCGCATCGTAGACAAGTTTGTTACGATACTTGGTCATGATATCTTTCATATACTGATCAGCCTTACCACGAGGTAAGTTACCCACATCAATATAGAATATACGTCTTTCAGGTGCACGTGCAAGTCGATAGATGACCAATGAGTCTTCCATCATGCGCAACTGATTGATTGGTTTTAATGCTTTGTGTAAATGAGATACGACTTTCTTTTTAGACTCATCAAGCAAACCGGATGTTACGTAACTAACAGCATCAGTCGATATCTTGACACCCGTGACACCACTTGCTCCAGGTTTCTCTTCGAAGATATAGTATTCGTCGACTGTGTCAACCGTTTTAACACCAGTTTTAGGATCTTTCTTGTACTTGACATCCTTTACTTTACGAATTTTAGCGGCATCGATATTACGAATCTCTTGAATACCCGCTTTTACATTCGACTCATTAACAAGCAAGTGGTGGACAATACGACCATCAATATACCAAGACTTGAACATCTCATACGCCAAGTCATTGAACTTGAGCATACCAACAATGTTTTCAAACTCTTCTTGTATACTCTCTTTAATCTTATCAGGTGCTTCAATTTCGTCTAACTTAAGTTCGACTGACGATTCAAGTTCAGAAGTTACAATTGCTTCGTTTACAATTTCATCGATCGCCATATCGACTTCGGTGTTCATAGAAACACCACGATAACGCATGATAAGTTCTGCGTTGTCTTTTGACTGATCTTCACCTATGTTTACATACTGACCATAATGACCTGCGCCAGTATTAATATAGCCCGCACCGTCTACATCAGTAGGCGGCACGACAGACGGAAGCATTTTTTTAGCCTCTTTTTTAGTCGCTCTTTTTAATTCAAAACCAAATAATTTTAAAATGCTTTCGTCTGCCATATGGATTCCTACAGTAATTTAACAAGGGAGTCTCTCGACTCCCTGTTATTTAGTACCGCTTATGAAGTGGTGTTTGATTCCCAATATTGATATTCAAACGTCACATCGAACGTTTCTACTTCACCCGCTTGGTCATACGACAAAGCGATTTCAGTAACAATACTTGGATATGCACCACGGAAGTTGTAACGCTTAATTACTGATTCGTCACGATCTAACTGATCAACAATCAAGTCGACTTGATAGTCAGCAGGATTGACCAAACCAGTGTTAGCAGAATGAGCATTGATACCATTCATCCAACGCTCCATAGCGTCACGTACTTCAAAGCCAGTGTCGTTCAAGATCGTAACCGTCCATGGATCGAACGAGCGATCACCCGCTACTTTCAAAATGCGACCCCGAAAAGGTACTTCGAGGTTCGCAATGTTTGAAGCAGGCAAGTTTGCCGCACGACACATGAATGACGATAACTCTGCATCTCCGCCAGCATAACCAGGAAAGTTGAGAGTAACCTTGAACAGGTTTGCACGAGCGCCACCGCCACGCAGTTTTGCTTTAAAATCATCGACTCCTAAAATAGCCATTTGTCATCTCTCCTTATGCTAGACCAACTACTTCGTCAAAGTCTACGCCAGTTCGAACTGCTACGAAACTTAGAGTCACGTAGTTGATTGAACGTGCGGGCTTGACGTAAATATCAGCCACAAATTGGTTTGTATCAATGATCTGAGACGTGTTGTTTGTTTCGTCACAAACTACACGGAAGTCAGTGATACCTCTTCTGCCCTGAATTTCACGTAAGAATGGCTCAACAATGTTAACGAACTCGGAACGAGTAAACTCATCGTTGAATTCAAACATAACTTGCTGTGCCGCCGCTTTGATTGCTCGCTCCATCACTAAGAACAAACGACGAACGTTGATTCGGTCGAATGCTGAAGGACGAGTCAATCGAGTTTTATCACCGTAAAGCAATACACCCTGTCCAGGAATGTTTGCAATCGGGTTGATACCTACTTTGTACAACTTATCTCTTTGAGACTTAGTTGGACTCCATGCTAACGAAGACGTTCCAAAGTATTGTCCTCTTCGATTACCCGCAGGTGAGAACCAAGGTGCGGCAACAAAGTCAGTTGCACCCATGATACCCGCAGTAGAAGACGCCGCTGGAATGAACACGTACTTGTCATTGTACTTATCGTAGACTTTTAGATAGTTGTTGTCCACAATCAGATACGAAGATGAAGGTAGAGTCGCCGCAAATGTGGTCAAGTTATCCACAATGTCAGTCGTATTGTTAATATTAACAACATCATCTCTGGCAGGTGATGCTACCACAACACAGTCTTTTCGGAAAGAACGAGCAGTCGTTTCTAGATCATCGATAATGTCTTTCTGATCTGCCGCAGAACCAAGTCCAGGAGCAATCAAGAAATCTACCTGAATCTGATCTTCATCTTCGTACTGATCAAAACCAATGATGTATTCTTGTTTCGTTAATGCACCCGATGGTTGAGTACCACCATTGAACGCTGTCGTAGTAACCGTTCGAGTAACTTCCCAACCTTTAAAGTTGCTTGCAGTATTGGTCGTCGGATATTTTGAACCCGCACTTGCCGCCCAAACGTATGATGAGCGTCTGTTCAATACATCAAGAATGAAGTTAGTAGAACCGTTTTCTGTCTTAGCATCAGTTGCAAGTGAAACGTAGGGGAATGTTTCAAGAACATTTCCTGGAGTTCCTGTGAAGTTACCGTCTTCATCAATGATGATTACGTGCGCTTCGTCGTATGCCAAAGCCGCACTGTCTGCACGTTCTGATACATAAGTAGAAGTTCCTGGTGCACCATCAAAGTTTGACGCATAAGTCCAACCATCAAATGCTGTATCACTTGCAGAAGCGGGGCAGATAGAAATCTTTAATGAGTTGCCTGCTTCACCTGGATATTTTGCAATAAATCGGTGAGTGTTTGCAAGACCTGATTGAGATGCGTTCCAATCAGCCTCGTTCTCAACCAATTGTACTCCACCAGTTGTTGCACCTTCTAAGGTGAAAGAAGCGGCGTCTGAATCGATTGCATTTCTGTGCTTAGTCGTACTTACACCACGAGTCACATAAAGACTGCCAGTGTACTTAAGAAATTGTGCCGCAGACAAAAAGTCTACGTTGTTGCTGTCGGCAACAAGCGTTGGTGATCCAAAGTTTGCAACAAGTTCTGCTTCGTTTCCTACCAGAACGGGTTGATTCGCTGGACCCCAGTTAAAATCACCTACCATTGCTCCAGTTGAAGAAGTAACCGCAGGCACAATACCTGAGAGGTCGACTTCTCGAACTATAACAGCGGGTGACTCGGATGGTAATAGTGCCATAGTCGTGTCCTTTTTTCGTTAACATGAATAAGATATCATAATACGAATATTCAATACGTTTATTTATAACTTATTGATTTTCAAACATACCAGCTAACGAGAACGATACGATGACCTTGCTCTACTTGTGATACTCCATGACGTGTGGCATTGTCATAGATTAAACTTTCACCGGGTTTTAATTTTGGAGTACATGGAATTTCTGACTTTCTGTGTACCGAACCTGTTCTTTGAATATAACTACCTTCAATTGCAGGCAAATCATAGTGTTTGTCCCACACCAAAGTTTCTCCGCCTATCAGATCTTTTTCTTCGATCAATGTGATTACTGTCTTAGTTACTCTACTTACGTTGTCGGTGTGTACACGAGTCCAAGAATAAGGAACATATTTTAAGAAGTAATGTGTTTGATTAGTGTATCCATATCGATCTTTCATATATCGATCAATCGAAACAGTCGCCGCATTCTCTTTTTTATTTTTTGAATCGACGTTTAATTTTTCGACATAAAATAAAGAATAGTCTTGCTGTGCATAATTTACAGGAAGATTGTTGTAAAGATCCCAAGCAGACTGCAATTGCTCTGCATTTAGTATTTTTCTTTTATAGAAGTTCTTGTATTGCATTAGTAATAATGCTCCTGCTCGAAAGGTATATGCCAGCTTCTGTCCTTTAATTCATCTTCCATCTCCAACATATCAATAAAATCACTTGCATCATCTACGAAGCCAAAAGGCACAATGTCTTCTTCAATCTCTTGCATACGTTGTTGAAACATAAGTTCTTTGAGATTGATATCTGTCATGTCTGCAAAATAAGAACTCGTTGCAAAGAAGCCAAACATAACCAGATTCATCATGAGATCATCATGGTTGCCTTCACTGGCTTCATACGATTGACCCTTTGCAACAAAAGTGGATATCTCAAGAATAGTATTCTCGTCATAGATTTCGAGTTTACCTTCTTCGATAATATCCTTGATACCTGAGCAACCTAGTCTTTTTGTTTTACGGTTAATCTCGATGCCCATCTTATTTTTAGAAGCAGACTCTACGTGCATATTTTCATATTCAAGATCAAGATACAGACCATTACAAACTAATGTACCTTGATCATTTGACTCAATTACAACATATGCTTGATTGTAGACAGTCGCATACTTATATATAATATTAGGAAAGAGCAAGGGAGATATAGTGTTGCACCGATATACAGCAACCTGTTGGAAAGGTCTCGTGCTAAGATCGATTACTGTAAAAGTAGAATAATCCTGTCCTCTTCCCTTCGATACATCAACAGTCATGATGTATTCATGGTCCTCTTGTGTCTCTTTGTACACGAGTAGGTAACCATTCTCTAGTATTTTTATAGGGTTTAATGCACGAAGTGACAGTAGTGTTGATGCATTGATCAGTGTGTCGCCTGTACCGAAGAACGTGTTACCAAACTCTTGGTCGAACTGCAATTGAGATGTGTTCGCAATTGTTTGTTGTTTCCATTTCTCATCACGACCGGGAACATCCCACCAGTTTACTGTAAATGGCTTATATTCATTAGTTCCCTGTACAGCACCTTCCCATATCTTATGAAAGATATTACCTATTCCATTTGCCGTAGAAGTAATAATAACCTTCGTATCTTTACCCGAAGAAATAACAGGGTATGTTGAAGTATAGAATTCAGAGGCTCTTTCAACAAAAGCAAACTCATCCAAAAAAAGTAAGTTAACAGACATACCACGTATAGAACTGCCAGAAGTGGAAGCGGCAATAATGCGAGAGTTATTACTAAACTCAATACTACCTTTGTTGAGTATTTTGCAACCAGGTTGGAGAAAGAACGGAAGGTTCTCAAGTGCCAGTGTAACACGGGCGAGCATTTCTCTTGCGGTCGATCCTTTGTTCGCAAGAATCGTAATTGTTTTTTCAGGGTGGAAAATAGCGTACCATAAAAGATAAACAACAGAAGAGATAGACTTACCACTTTGTCGACAAGCAAGGACAACACTGAATCGATGCGAGTTGAAATGCTTGAACATTTCTTCTTGATATGGGTATAGATCAAAATTAACAAGTCCTTTATCAAGATTAATAATCTTTACAAAATGACGAGCAAAATACGCAGGATCATTCATGCACTTAATGTATTCAGAAACTTGTTCAGAGGTAAATTGTTCTTGAACGCCATCTGCCTTGACGTTCACATTACCCATATAATGTTTGCTACTCATCAGATATTATTTCTTTCTCTTTTTCGCTTATCAATAGTTTCTGTAACTCAGACGTGCTCCCAATAAAAACATTGTTGTTCGTAATCGCTTTCTGTTCTTCTTTCTTATTTTTATCTGTTGTGACTTCTTTAGTAATTTTATTTAGCTCCATCAACTTGTCATTGACATCAGCAATACCTTTGATCATATTAGACAGAACTTCGAAAGCACGAGGATGTTCAGACTCTCGTGCAACTTCGATCATCAGATCAAGAGACTCTCTACCTTTTTCGATCAACTCATAATAAGTTGATCTTGAGTATTCATAGTCGTCTTTGACGTTTTTGTTTTCGTTATCATCACTCATATTATATACTTTCTATTGATATAGATGCGGAGAAGAACACACTGTTAGAGATCGACGTTCCTGTGGGTCCAGTTATAGTTGCAGTGACTGTCATAGTCGCACTTGTTGTACTTCCTGGAGGACCTTCTGTAAATACGGTTTCAATATACCACAGTCGATCTTGATCTAAAGTTAATGGTGTGTCATAAGAACCAGAAACTGTTTCATAATCACCGTCTTCTGCAATAGTAATAGTAACATATGCTTCAAATTCGGCTGGATCGAATGTTCCTGTAATCCAATCGCCAACCTTGGTGAACGCTCCTTGATTTGGTTGCGTTGGATCATCTGCCCAAATTTCACCATTTGATCTGAACTCTAAAGACGCTCTCGCTCTTCCACGTAATGCAACGAAAAACTCTACACTGTTATCAGGTATTTCGTTGGTTAACGTGTATGGTAAAGTTGTGATGTTCTGTATCGTAACGACTTCGGACGCAAGACTTGTTGTTGATAACTCTGCATCATAAAGTATCCATGTATAACCACCGTTATCAGTGCTTGGTTCTTCAACGGTTTGTACAGTAAACGTACCATTGTTGCTCGATACAGACACTGATCCAAATGCTTCACTAGTGGGTGAGAACCAACCCCATTGAGAATCAGGTGCGAACGTAAGAACTACAGGATTGGGTGAGCTTTGCGAAGCGGCTTGACTCATGGTAACACCACCGCTTCCAATACTTACGATTGTTCCATTGATACCCAAATTCGCTTGAGCAGACATACCAAGATTCAACCCTGCTGTGCTAGACATAGGTATGAAAGTCGAACCAGAAGTTACACTAGTTGCGGTTACTGGTACGAATCCTGCGGGTCTATAATAGTACGTTCCGTTAGTTATGTTTGTACCGCTTACAGTAAATGTAATTAAATCACCTTCATTGGGTGTTGTATTGTCTGCGGTCAAGGTAAATGTTGGAGCTAATACTGCGGGATCTTCGATAGTCACACTTACAGATCCAATGGTCAGTGTTGGTGAACCAGACGCATAATCACCTAATGTTACCGTTGCAGTCACTGTGCGATCTGCTTCGTTGATACCATTATCACCTAAAGTTGGGAACGCATAGATCACTAAGCCAGTAGCAGAGGATACGCTAATAGTTGCTTGAGATTCTGAATACTGACTCGCACCATCTCCTGACAGTTCGATATACAACGTTTCGTTTTGGTTTGTGTTAACAGGATCAACACCAATGTACAAGTTTGCTTCTTCAGTAATGGTTGTTACAGTTGCCGCACCTGCAAGACCGTCGTATGCATTAACTGTGTATTCAGGTACAGACTCAGTTCCGATTGAAACTGTTGAAGATGTAGCCACAGTGACAAGTGATGAGTTACCAACAACCACCCTAAACTGATCAGCAATATCACGAATATAATCTTCTCTAACAACAAGATCGAATGAGCCTGTACCGCTTGTTACGGTAAACGAACCTCTACTCGTACTTGTTGCAAAGCCTGAAGTGAAGTCAAATGACGTGAGATTTCCTGAAACTTGTTGTACATAGTAGTTGTATGTACCATCTGCTTCGTTCGTTCCTGCGGTGAATGTAAACGTAACTGTTCGTTGAGCCAACGTACCATCTTCGATGACAGTTGTCTTGTCTGGAACAACAGTAGATGCGACTACAGAAGTTCCGAGAATAGATCCGAACGCCGAAGCAAGTTCAGTTCCACCTGTCGCCGCATCATAGATATACGCTTCGTAGTATTCTGTATCCGTATCACCGTTCGTTGCATATGTCAATGAGAAACTACCCGTTCCACCCGAAATCACAATCTCTTGTCGTGATCCATCTCTAGGTGGTGTCGTAGTCCAATCAGCATCCGAAGTTGGAGTTGGTGGTGCATTAGCAATATACAAATAAACCGAACCATCAGGAATGTTTGTTCCTGAAACAGAATAGGTGACACCATCACCTTCGTTACCAACAGAAGGATCAATTTCTAATACGTAAACTGCCGCTTCGTCTGTAATATCAAACGTATCATTGACAGTTAATGGCAAGGCATCGTCTGTTACCGTGATTGTTATTGTTGTCGGACCTTGATATGTGTCGTTGGCTGTAGTCGGAACAGTCAATACTGTGCTAGTGCTAGTTAATTCAATTTGACCTGAGGTCGCAGAAATACGACTATCGCTGGTCAAAGTCCAATCGAGAATCTTACCTACATCATCCGGATCGCAAGTGATTGTGGCGACAATATCTTCGCCTTCAACGATGTTAGCGGCACTTACAGCCAGAGCAGGCGCTACGTTGCCTACATTGAGTTCGAAAGAATCGATATCAACACCTTCTGAGTTTCGTAAACGAAAAACAAATGTTTCTGTTCCTTCTGTCCATCCATCAACTCTTGGAGTCAGATCAATTGATCCTGTTGTGAGTGCACTCGTAACGATTTCAATACCATTAACTTCATTAGTCGTCAATGTTGTTGATATGTCAATCTCACTTGGATTCCATCTATTTGGTAAGACCTGTGTGAAGTCAGAATCGAACGCCGCTGTTGGTGAACCAGTAGAAGCCGTTGAATCAAAATACCAATACAGTTTTGTATCACCATAGTATTCTGCATTCGTGCTCGTAAACGTTATTGAAGTTGTTTGACCTTCATTTATATTGAAAGAAGGGTTTGCAGTAATTGACCACGAAGGTACGACATCTCCTATCAAAATTGTTGCTTCGTCTAAAATTCGTCCAGATTTATCCTCAAGATATAGTTTAAAAGATTCATTGCCTTCTAAAGGATCAGTTTCGGCATCGATATTAGGGATCAATATGATATAGTTTTCACTATTGTTGATTTCTAAATACTGTTTATTGTTTGAATCATACAATGGTGTCAATGCACTAAAATCTGAATCGGACGTTGTTAGATGTTCACCATACCAATATACGGCATCAGTTCCGCCATTTCTAACATTGGTTCCCTGAACGTACATAGCAAGAGGTGTGCCTTCTGCTACAGTGAATGGACCCCCAAAACTGTAAGTCGGAGTTGTATATTGTTCAATCACATCATTTACAGTAACAATGTTAGCTTCAACTTCATCGACAAGGAATACTTCACCACCTAGATACATGCCAGCGGGGTGTGTGAACAGTTTGAACACATCTTTCCAACGAGAGATAGAAATGCCTACTCGAACAAGTAACGCAAACGTTTGATAGAGTTTATCGTCGGTCAAATATCGAAGGGAGTCCGCACCGATACGTGATTCAACATCACCAACAATAAAGATATTTTCTTTGGGATATAGAACTTCTACGTCTTCACCATAGAACGAACGGAAGAACCACTCGATAGCAAACTTGGTGCCCTTAGATCGAAACAAGATATTCGAGAAGTTTGCGGCGGCTCTTAGTTCTGTGTCATTAGAACCAAAACCTTTAAAGTAGGCTTCACCTAGAAGTAACTCATCTTCAATGTATGTGAGTAGTTCGATATCAGTTTCGTTAATGTCACGAGCCGCAAACAAGTGATGAAGAAGCTCGGTGCCTGTTTCACCTTCTTGAAACTCATAGTATCTTTCAAGTAATGCTATGAACTTAGGGTAATACTCAGCGAAGTGTTCAGGCAAGACACTTTCAACCTGCATCTCTCGCAGGTTGAGTTTGCGTCTTCTTTTGTTATTAAACTGATTATGCATCTATTATACACCAGACGAGATTTTCATCGTCCCATTATCATTCCATAACTGGCCAGCATTGACTGGATCTACTGTAGGTAAGTTGTCGATTATCACAACCGTGTTAGGACCAACAGAGTTGGTAATGTTCAACGCACCCGTCTTAGTATCTATATATGCATTCGATCCATCGTGTCTAATATCTAGATCTTCATCAGCACCTAACGAAAATGTGTTTGTGTCCGATGCTATCACCAATTTATTATTGGCAGGATTGTATCTAAGAGATGATACTGTGTTGACACCGTCACCACCCGAGACGGCGCTTCCCATATGCAAATAGTAAGTTGCATCATCCGACACAGTTATTACGCTAACATTGGTGGCGGTCGTTGCAGTGACAGCGTCGACGTTTGTAATTGATGAACCATCACCTGCAAAGAATGTCGCATTGAATGTTTCTGTCGAGGCATCATAAGAAAGACCTGCCGATGCTGAAACACTGTCTCGACCTGTTGTGGTCTCTTTGAGCATGACATAGTTAGTGCCTGTCGCCAATTTCGAAGTCGTTTTTTTAGACCATTCAGCGCCACCAAAAAGATAAATGTCAGTTTCATTCGCTCCACCAGAGATAACATTGGTGACAGGATTGAATAAAAAGTTTCCGTCGGTGTTTGTGCTGTCTGCACCTGTAGCGGTTGGTCTAAATGATACGTAATAATTTTGATCTTGTGTACCAAGTGTTGCTTCGACAAGTGTAGCGGTTGTTGCATCAGCAGTAATGTTTGTCAGAAGACTACCATCACCCGCAAAGAATCCTGCTGTTAAAAGATTTTCATTCGGATTGTATGTGAAGTTAGCATCAGTCGAAACACTGTCAACACCAGGAGAGTTCGATACAAACGTTGGGAAGTATACCGCATCTGTGTTTACTTGAATAGTTTGTATTTTCTTGGCGACATCTGATATAATAGAATGATATGCACTGTCTGCTCGAACAGCGTTCTCGGCTTGATTAGCAAATTCAGATATGATTGCAAAACGTGCATGATCAGCACTGTCTGATTTCTCGGCAAACGGTACGTTGAATAATCCTGATCCGTCGCCGTTGATAACACCAAGAACATAGAGATCGCTGTCAACTGTTAGTTCACCGTCAACTGCTACACCACATCCGTAACCTGATCTTGTCGGTGCGGAGTCACGAAGACATTTCAAAGAAGTCCCGACACCAATCAATGATTCAAGATATTCTTGAGTGATGAGTGTTGAAAGATCTGTTACTTCGTTTCCTAATCCATCAATGAATGATCCTGTGACAGTTAGATTTCCAGTGACCTTAGAACCATCATCAGTGTCATCGATGTTTCGGTTGCGTAGTAATAAAATGTCTTCTATTGCAACTCTTTTTGTAATCAAAGAACTTATGTCATTAACGACCAGTTGATCTGAGTCGGTAATAGCATTAGTGATGGGTAGCGAAGCTGGGCTATCCATCAATAAGAGTTGTGAAATTTTTACGTCTGCCATAGTTCTATGTCTCAGGTTTTTATTTGGTTATTTAGCTGTAAGTTACGTTTAGATTCACGGTTGCTGTCTCACTTGAACCAGTCTCAGAAGAAACACGATACACAAATGAGTCAAGTCCAGTATAAGGAGCATTCGGTATGTACTCGAATAATCCAGTTGATGCATTCAAAACATTGACAGTTCCGTTCGAAGGTTGTCCTCCTGCCGCAACCGAATAAGTTACAGGACTTGCCTCGGGATTATCATTTGCACCAACGTTTATTGTGATAGCTGGTTCTAATGCCGAGTATGTTGCCACAACGGTGTCGTTTACTAGATCACTTACAGGAGAAACTGTAACATTTATCGCAATATCTTTTCCTAGTACATTGACATTGAATGTATCAGAACCGTTAAAGTCGGCATTTGGTGTGTATGTCCAAGTGCCTTTGGCGTCAATGCGACCATATTGATTCGTCGTTACCTCAGTAAGCGTTGCTGTTGCAGAACCGTTAGTAGGATTTGAAACGGTAAACTCTGTCGGTTCACTTGGAAGATTGAGAACTTCAAATGTCGAAACGGTAACAGATGTATCTTCAGCCGTCACAGCCGTAGTTGAAATTGCATCGAATGCCGTGTCACCAATCAACGTAGAGTACAATACGGTGTTATCGTCAAAGTCATAGAAGTTGACACTCGTACCGTATATAATAGAAGAACTGGTGTTGATGCTCTTATATAAGTTGATCTTCATATCAAAGTCAAGTGTATAGATAATTGTTCGGCGTGCTTCTAATGGTGCCTCATAATCATCACTGAATGTTGTGCCAGTCAGAGTGATCGGTGTGTCTTCTAGAATATCAAAGTCGTCGAGAGGCTTTACTGTCACTGTGTATTGTGGTGTAAAATAAGGCAGTATTTGTTCAACGACTTGCAATGCATCATCTTGTGATTTTGCATAGATGTTCAATTGAAATGAAATCAAATAAGGAACGGGTGTGTATACCTTACTACCCGTTCCATCAAACGTTGTAGGATATTTTGTACACGAATTTGTCTTGGGTAATTGTCTAGCCGCATCATACTGCATCGCCAATATTTCAAACGACATACGAGGTAACTTGACAGCGATTTGACGTTCTGCATCCTCACCGTTGTTCATGGCGTCAATACGAGCGAGAAAGTCACGACGAGGTGCGTATGATAAAGGCACCTTCACTTGACTTATAACATTGCCACTGGAACTTTTACGAATGATTTTTATATCATTGAACAGAGATCCAAAAACAGCAACTGCTTTTCGTATTCTTTGATGATAGAAATGATCACCTAGCATTATGGATCTCCAAACGGATTAGATTCGCTAAAGTCGATGAAGTCAATATCACCACCCTGATCCACAGTATCGAAATCATCGTTCTGTGCACCATCTTGCAAGTCTTCATCGACGGATGTTGGTGTACCCGATGCCAAAGAATTTGCACCTACCACTTGACTACCTGCAACAAACGTAGTATAATTGCCATTAGTGGCTCCACTATGCGAAACATAGACTTTAATAGCATTCGAAACCGAAGCATCAATATCAACCACTTCAGCACTGATTACATTAGTACCAATCGTCTGGGATACAGTTTCACCAATCTCAAAATCACCAGAGATTGAACTGAATGTAAGTATAGTTTGGTACGCATGGTAACCTTCAACATTATCAACGATCTGTCTTCCTGTGTCAAAGTCTTCATCATTATAATCAAACAATTCGCATCGCATCTTAAATACAGGTAGATTCTTTAACTGATAGAATGGTGATTCATCTTCTACTTTTGTGATCTCAAAGATAGAACCAGACAATTTCAAAAAGATAAGATCGCCTTCTCGTGGACGATAGAATGGTTCTTCTTCAGAGTTCTCGAACATACCAACACGATCTTTCCATCGTCTACGTGAAACAATGAATGTTGCCGCATCTCGAATCTCTACACCAAACTTAGTAAACAGATCACCTTCACCATCAAAGCCTTCTACATTCTCAATGTACATTTCAATCTGATAAGCATTATCAAATCGTGACACATTGTCATCATCAAAGATGGTGTCTCTGTTGACTATTTCTCTAGGAATATAATAAACGTCCTGACCATAGATCTTCAAAGATTCGATAATCAAATCTTCATAAAGATTCTGTTCAGACTTGACGCCTTGTGTAAAGTAGAGATTCGTAGCCATTTATTATCCCATGAAGAAGTCAGGTGGGAATTCATTCTCGTTCCTGAGTTTCTCTTCTAATCTTTCGAGTTCTGCTGTAGCATCTTCATAGTATTGTCGACCGTTCATTGTGACACCACCGGGCAATTGCATACCTTCGAATTTCATCATGTTCATACCCCATTGTTGTTTGATCAACTGTGTGGTATAATCTTTGACGAATTTGTCGTTGTATACTTTAACATGAGAATCCGGATCAACAATTGTCAGTACTTCTAAGATAACATAATCACCTTCGTCTAGATTTCCCATGACATTAGGCGCCCAATCACCAAAGATATACAGACGATCTTGATGTCTTGAAAACGTAACTCTTGGTTCACCTTCAAGAATCTCATCGAGAAACTCTAGGTACTGTTGCATCTGGTAGTAGTATGACATACCACCTGCAAAGTTCATGAAGTCGCCCATGCTGTTCAACATCATTTGATATCGAATGTCAAACATGTTAACTTCAGAAAATGTTTTATTGAAAGGATATACTTTCGTTACATACAAAACATTTGAGTTAATGGGTATGTATTCGTTTGCTACATCGCTTGCTGTTATCTGGTGTTTTATGTACGTGCGATATGTTGCATCCGCATGATACTCTTGATATAATTGAAGAGCATCATCGACTTTATCTTCTATCTGATCGTCGTCAACGTTAATTTCCAATACAGGAGCGCCCAAACGTCTTAAGCAAAAATCTATCAATTCTTGTCTAGATGAAGGCGTTGCCATTTATAATTCTCCGAAGTTTTCTTTTATTTATGCTCTTGTGCGATACGTTCTGGCAGATCTTGTGCGAGGATATAAAGAACCTGAACTCGTTCTAGGTCCATAAAAGTTCTTCGTTTCTATTCTACCAGTAGATGGTCTGATATCATTTAAATACATCAGAACCTTTGGTGTCTCGTTTGGTTCAAACGAATAGTTTCTTTGATATGTCACCGGCCAAGCCTGACCTTGATCACCAATCTCATTATCTTCTAAGCCTTTACAGCGAGACGCCATGTATTCTTTTAGTGCTTGAGGTGACATATCCGGAAATCTTTCAAGTAAACAGGCAAGAAAACCTGTCAGAATCGGAGCGGCAGAAGAAGTGCCATTAAACTGTCGCATAAAAAAGGTGCCATTTCGATCATCTGTTCTGTCATAATTTACATAAGTTCCGTCATTGGTGGATGCTGTTGATCCATCAGCAAACATATACACATCAACACCTTCGCCACGATTCGTGTAAAAGATAGGCATTTCACCTTTGCCGCCTGTAGTTAACTCATTTTGAGGACTTCCACTCAATGCTCCTACTAAAATGGCATCACTGGGAGCAAACGATCTACCGTGATAGTTATAGTCACCAGTTATTCCGACGGCTTTCATAAACGTTTGATTGTACGCTGTTGTACCAGGATTTTTCAGTAGTTGACCATTATTACCTGCCGATATAACAAAATGAATTCCGTCTGCTATAGCGTCTTCTATATCTGCAATTAAAAAATCGACCACATATCCTTCACATGCCGTGAGAGCAACCGATCTAGATCCAGTTGAACCACTTATTTCATACGATTGTGCTATCTGTGCCGCTTCCATTTCTGCGTTTGACAATCGATACGATGTGTTGTTGGGATCACCCCATGATCCAGGAGACACTCTTGGATTTTCTGCATAATATGGCCACCGAGTCGACTCGGATAATGACAATGAAAAACCAATGCTCATATTCACGATTGTTGGATTTTTACATCCAGTCTCAGGATTTATTGGCTTATTATTATGAAAAGCACGAATGTAATCGATCAATGAAAAATTTAATGTGAGCGATGTGTTGCCTAATGCTTGATTCAACTGGTTATATGGGCATATGTTATAAACATTTGCACCGATTGCACTGCCTTGTCTGTTACCTGCCGCTTGAGATGCAACAGACGCACCATGCTCCATTTGACCCGCTAATGAAGCATCCGAATACGTTGATGATCCCCATGGGTCACGATAGGGTGTATAATTATAGGAACCTGATAGAAAATATTGATCGCCTAGACCTGGATTATCGCCTCGAACCTCAGCATCATATTGATTCCAATCGATCGAAAAGACTCGTGTACCACCCGTTCCGTCTTCGTTGACTGCCATTTCAGGATGAGCAGGATCTATATGACCGTCGACAATCACAATATCAACGTTTTTTCCTGTCTCGTTTTGAGTTGTGGATCCTGAATATACTTTTTGAGTGTTTACTCCAGTTAAAAAATCAGGATACCAATTGTCTATAATCGCAGAGTTATTCGAGTATGAATTACGCACTCTCCACAAAGCCCAGTTTCTTGAGTTCGGAGAATCAGGTGTTTGATAAACCATACTCTTATCATAATCGCCTGATCTTGTAAATGACATGGGTTCAAAATCACCAACATCACTTACTCTTACAACAGATCTTACTCTTATGTCATTTTTTAAGAGTTGTACCTCTTCTTCTGTAAGAATATAGATGGTACTTCTTGACATGGGTTTACGTGCTGAAACGACAACACGTCTTTCAGGAATGTAAACAGTTCCACCTTCGGTTTCCATATCATCATAGAAACCGTCAAGTTCTTCTTTTTTATGAAGTGTTACAATGTAATCTTCCATTACGCTTCAAGTTCAACTGCCGTGAGTGTTACGGTAATTGAAGCAGTACCTCCCGACAAGTTCTGAACTCGAATTGGAATGACAGCATCACCGTTTTCATTCCAGCCTATAACTCCAGGTGACATACGAATTACTTCAGAACCTGTAGTTACAATTTCTGCGACAACACCCGCATCAGGTGCAGGATCATCTGTAATCAAACGAGACGCATCGGCTGTTCTTGCCGCATCGTCAGTGTAGATTCTTACCCATGACGCATGAGAAGTTGCGATCTTCAACAAAGCATATGTTGGAAATCCATTCACAATATTAGCGTTGGATTGTGCATTACTTGCAAGAGATGGAACAATAACGGATGGACTTGTTCGAGATGAAAGACCACCTGTTCCACCTGAACTCGTTAGATCTGTGTCATTGACCCATATCGATCCGTTATATTTTAGTACTTGACCTGGAGCAGGTGATGTAATGACAACATCAGATAGATCATTAATAGCAGAGGCGCCACCACTCGACACAGTTTGAAACGAGAAGTTACCAGCACCGTCAGTTGTTAGAACCTGACCACTTGTGCCATCACCCGCAACATCGTCTAGATCGATTAAACTTGTTACACCCGATGCACCAGGAGCAACCGTAACATTCACCCATTGACCTGTACCCGCATCGTATCGAATATACTGGCCATCATCAACGCTTGTTATTGTAACATCAAAGAGATCGTTGAGTGTACTGCCTGTAACAACAGGTAAATTACCTGCTGTAGAACCATTATTACCCCAAAGTAAGAAGCCCGAAGAATCGTAGATAACAAACGATCTTCCTTCGCTGTCTAATAATCGTCCACTACCAGCAACAGAAGGATTTGGTCTAAGTTGTAAATCACCTTCAACAACTGTCGAGTCAAGATCTGATAAACCATTGGCTACAACATTTTCCAGTACCAACGTGTTCGTGCTAGGATTGTAGGTTAAATCTGAAACATCAATATAAGCACTGTCAAATCCACCTGTACCCGCATTTGCGTATGTGAATACAAGATAGTGAGTTGCATCCGAATCTGTGTCTTCGGTTTTTAATTGATCGATTAATCCTAGTGATTCAGTCTGAATGTCACCTTCCATGACAAGACCATCGGACTGTCGACGGAAAAGTAACTTAACATTATCGTCACGAGCAGGAACATCCGTAAGAAACGCTTTGCCAGCAACGGTTGTACTGTCACTAAATGTAGTAATTTCAGTGATCTGAATATTATCTTGTTGAAATACTGCAAACGAATTTGAACCACTTGCATTTGTCAATTCAAATACATCAGAACGAACAATCAAAGAACCAAGTGTCTTGACTAATTCTTGATCACCAATCGAATCATATACAGTCTTGCCACTGATAAAGAGATCTTCAACATCTAAAGTATCAGCGATTACCGAGTCAAACGAAGACAGTTCAATTGCATTGATGCCTTTGTTGAACTGCCATGTGTCAGTTGATGCACTATATGTTATTGTTGCATTTGCACCATCGACGGTGATACCTGCTCCGTCAGCCGCCGCCGCATTTGTTGCGCCATCGGCAATGACAATGTTTTTATCATCGACCGTCAATATAGTCGAGTTGATAGTGGTCTGAGTACCATTAACAATCAAGTCTCCTTGAATGAAAACACCACCCGAAAACTTGGCACTATCTGCAAAAAGATTTGCTATCGTGATACTCTGTGTTGTTGTGTTACCACGATCGGTTACAGTTTGAAGTGTATCTTGTTCTTCGAATGTACCGAGAGACCATCCGACAGAATCTTTTGTTCCGTCAGTAGGATCGCCCTTAAGCACAAGAAAATAAGTTGGATCATTAACGATCTGTTCTAAACTATTTGCTTTAAAACTTAAACCGCTAAGAGTCGGTTCTGTTGTAAATCCTCTTGTACCATTTAGATTTGAAAAGAATAGGGCACCGTCAGACTCAGGTAAACCGGGGTTAGGCTCGGCTTGATCGAGTGTAATATATTCGTAACGATCCCCTTCTAGTTCCTCATAAGGTCTAGTTTTGACCGCACCTGTGACTGACGTATTTAAAGACATCTTTTTATCCGTTCAACGATTCGAGTAATGACAGTGTCAGCTTTAGGCTATCATCAGTATCTCCTACTCCTGGTGGTCCAGGATCTCGAAAATCACGTGAGTGTGAATAAGCCAAAATCTGATTTCCTTCTTGAATAATCAATTTGCCCGTCAATGGTGATACAGCATCGTTTGCACGTACAGACGCTTGACGAACTAAAGGTGTTTCGATACCAGTTCCTACATCTTTATGAATAAACGAAAACTGAACTGTTCGGTCCGCAGAGTCTGCGTTCGCTATTTGTGCCATCAAAACGATTGAAGTGACGCCAGCAGGAACAGTGTATACTAACTTTCCTTGAGAAGCATCAGAATCACGTAGCGACCAAGTTCTCGTTTTAAATGCGTTTAGTGGAGTTGCCACTCTATGATCCTCCTTCCAGAGCTAGAATAAATGGTGTTAATACTGCGAACAATGATCGGTCAAAAGTAACACCCGTAATCGTTCCTTCTTCACGATTGATTCGCAAATCTTCGCCGATTCTGAAATCGCCTAACTCATCTGTTGCAGTAAAATACACTAATCCGAAGTTTGGTGTATCTGCTTCAGCCGAATCAAATACAACTTCGTTTTCTTTGATAGGAATACCACCATTTTGTGGTATTGCTGTAAACATGTTTGTTCCTGATCCAACATATTCGAACGTGTGACCCGAAGCAGTGATCAATGATCGTTGATGGAAACTACAGTTCTGATACCTTAACAACTGACGATTTAATGGTGGTGAAATCGTTAATTCATATGAGCCAGTTTCAGGTAAAATAGAGTAGTAGGTGAACAAAGCACCGTATTGTGTCGATGCATTTGCTTCAGTTTCTCTTCTACCACTAGCACCAACTGCTATGAAGTCGCCGCTTCCGCCAATCGAAGTTCCCCAATGACTTGTTGAACCGTATCTGTCGTTAGCAATGCTTGTATCTTGTGATGTTTTAGGTTCAAGTCTTGCAACACGTGTCCAGTCTTTTGCGGCACGTTCTAGAACTGAAACTTCACATGAATCAGAATCACGAGAAGGATTCATACCAACAGAAGCCAAAAGACCTCGCTCGTTAATGTCGACGTTTGCACCATAGTATACACGATCACGTAACTCTCTTGGTGCCTCAATAACTTCTTCAGTGACCCACTGACCTTCTTCGAATCTGAACAGTTCAGCAGTACCACTATTCTTCAAAAACACTTGAACTTGAGTATCAGCACCGGTACTTGCAAACGAACCGTTGAATGTGATAGTATTTGACGTAGTACCCGTGATTAGATAATCACCATCGTTACTGGCTGATCCTAGTATGGTCAAAGTCGAATTCAAAGCAAAGTCTGAATCAAATTTCACATCAGTATCAGTTGTTGTAATTCTTGCAGGTGAATTTGAGAATGTTACATTGTTAAGATACTGCTTTCTTTGCAGATATGAAGGAACACCTGTTGCAGGATCAGTCAATGCGTTAGAGAAATATCCTCGAGGAGCATTACCATCACCCATGATGAAGTAGTCACTCGAAGGATTCAATCTCAGACGATAGTCACGTGCAGTCTGATAGTTACTTGTAGGTATAATTATCTGTGCAAGAATGAAGATATTGTCGATGTTTCTCTGATAGTAATAAATCTTATTAAGAGGACCACTCCATGCAACTATTAAATCTTGACCATCTTCACTGATCGAAACTGTGGGCAAACCAACTGGGAATGAAGAACCTTCAGGACAAGTCAGACGTTGTTGTTGAGTCCATGTATTAGATGATGCATCAGCACGAAGAAATACATAAACAGCACCTTGACCACCGTCGGTCAAATCGTTGTTTGTTCCTGCTACGATTGTCAATGCATCTTCAGACATATCCATCGACTGACCGAAATTTCGATCACGATCTGTGACGCCAGGTAATGCTATGAAAGCATCTTGTGACCAAGACTCGCCTGTTCTTCGGAATGTGTAAATCGCACCGTTATTTCTTGAAGTCACAGTTGCATCAGTTTGATGTTGATTTAATGCAGTAACTGCGATATAATTACCAGTTCCATTAATTACAGCATTGTAACCAAACTCTTCGTCACCAGACAACGAACCGAATGGCGTTGTGGGCTGAATCAATGCCTGATAAATCCACTGAGGTAAACCACCGATGAAATCTTTCGCATAAACTTCTGCTTTACCTGCGGCATCAGATGGTTCAGTCACTACGAGATAACCATCATCTTTGCTCATACTGGTCGAATAGCCAAACAATGCGTTATTGACTTTCGTATTAACAGCAAACGTTTCTGTCTCATCACTGTTACGTGATGATGCCCAGTCTTGAGTGATTTCATCCGACACATCAAGAACAGTGTAGTAATAGTTGTCAGAGTCAAATCGAATCGCATCGTTGTAGTTTGGCTTCTTAAAGTCGCCAATGTTTAATGTGTAATCCGCAGAATCTTGTGTTATAATAGTATTGATTCGAATCAAATCTTCGTTCTGATCATACGTTGCATGTAGACCACCATTGTACAGTGACTTACTACCGCCTCGTGAGACTAGACCATACTTACCAAACGACGAGTTAGAGTTGGTCAATGAGCACTGACCACCCGTTTCTGTAAGTACCGAGGTCGTCGTTGATACGGTAAACAATGATACTAACTGTGCATAGCCACGATTCAATAAGTAAACACCGATACCACCCGCATTGAACTGAGTGAATGCGTCAAGTACCATTGAGCGCAGACCTGACACTTTTGAGCCGTCGATACGAAGACCAATACCCGAAGATGTCAGAGACGTACAGTTCTGAACGTATGGTGATTGTGTAATAAACGGACCGGCTCCAGGTGAGTCTACACGAGGATCAAAGGCTAAACAAGCCGCACCATCTTGATGATCTCTAAATGTAATCTCTTTGATATAGACTGCGTTGTCTGCCCAGAAAATGTCCGAGTCGACATTCTTAGGACGAATCGTCGTTGAACGTAATGCGTCACCAATAATAGATGTCTTGGGTGGCAACTTGATCGGGTTGTTAACAATATAATCACCAGACTTCAAGAAGATTGTTGAGTCAGTTCCCTGATTACGTGCTACCGCAGAAGCCGAACGAATGATTGTCAGCCGCTGTGACTCATTCAGATTAAATGTTTGGTGTGCGTTGTAAAGTTCGTTGTATATAACTTTATAGCCCAACGTAATTAAGTTTGGGAATACCAGTTCGTCGTATCCAGCCGCCAAGCCAGTAGGAACGTTGTACTGATAGATCTCATCACGAGTTGAGTTGTTGTTGAAGAACTCGCCAAGTGTGTACGTGCCATCTCTTGACTGTTCAATCGCTTTGATAATGATGTCAAGAAGATTCTCTACCTTGGTTTGAATACCTGCATCAACTGAGGTGAGATATGTACCAAGAATAACTTTTAATTGTTCGTATGCCTGAACAGTTGCATCCAGTTCGTTTTGACCCAAAAGATCAATATAACCATTATTGAATATCGAGAAGTATGCTCGTTGTGCTGTGTATGTTGCACTGTTACCACCATACTTGATATCGTATGTTAATGCGTCAAGAATATAACCAACGTCTCGTTTACAGGTTGTCTGATCGTATGTTATATTAGGGAATATCGAATTGGCATATGCAACTGTTTGTGTTACAGCAGTTGACTTGATAGCGTTAACATCAGAAGCAACACCACTGAACACTAGTGGTGTACTAGGTATGCTAGTAGGATCACTTGCCTCAATAGATGCTATGATAACATCTATCAGACCATTGATTCGTGTACGTTCGGTTGCAGTAGTGACGTACTTCGCAATGATCGTCTTAAGTTCTTCGTATGCCGATGCTGTCGCTACAGTCTCGCCAGAACCTAATAACTTGGTGTAGATATCGGCTTGACCGTCTAGATTCTGATCTGGACCATAAAGATCAACACCTTTCCAGTACGAACGTGCTACAGTTTCTGTGCCGTAGTCTACATCGAACAATATGTCGTGTGATAATGCATCGACGATATAACCTAAATCACGGACACAAGCATCTTGATTGTATTCGAGAGTGTCGTAATTATTCTCGATAAAGGTTATGATCTGAGTTTGTATCTTTCTTCGATTGGCTTGTAATGCTTGTTGTGCGGCACGTTTGTCAAACGTGATACTAGCAGAACCAGTGAAGTTAATTGGATCACCATCATAATCACCGTAATCACTTGACTGATTGATTAGGTCAGTGATCTCATCAATTCTTTCTTGAATGAAAGTTTTGTCGGCATCAAGCGTTGCGGCATCTTTAAGAAGTCCGCCAAGATATTCAATAGACTGTATCGTGTATGTTTTTTGTTCTTCAGTAACTTTTGAAGACACTGCACGACGATAAGATAAACCAGCAGTTGTACTATTATAGTTTGTATTTAATTGCAAGTCAAGACAAATTGCATCAATAATTAATGCCGTGTCACGTGCACACTTTGCTTGATCAAAGTTGCCTTCGGGTACAGTAAGACTTGTATTAATGTAATCGATTACCGCAGTCTGAATATCGGCTTTGTTTAACTGTATAAGACCCGATGCAGAGTCTGCGTCTGTCTGCGCCTCGATCGGTGGATCAGTGAAATACAAAGGTGTAGGATCTTCGTCATAGAAGATACCAATGATCTCTGTGAATCCATTTACGATTCGCTGAGTTGCTGTTGGGTTTTGCTCTACTAATGGAGCAGAAATCATACCGATTCGTTCTTCGTTGATTGAAGCACGAGTCTGGTATTTTTGCTCGTTGGTTACTTTGGCGGCATTACCACGACGATAAGATAAGCCAGCAGTAACCGCATTATAGTTTGTTTCAAGTACCATGTCATAACGTACCGCATCCATGATGAGATGCAAGTCACGCTCACACACGACTTCATTAAACTTGAACGATTGCTTGGCTGTTACAACTGCTACCGCAGAGTCTAGTGTTCGAAAAGAGTTTAAAAGAGAACGACCGTCATTACCGTACTGACCTGATTTAGAAACATAATAGACGTTATCGACCTGCTCTGAGCCGATCGTTTCAATCGTCACTTCACCTTCACGATTGCGTTTTAGAAACGCTTTACCGTCATGAGTGTTGATCGCAATTTCGCCAAAGTCTATCTCATTAAGAGTCGGTGCTCTTCCTGGTATAGAACTTCTCGGGAGTAAAATGCGTTTTCTTGTCGTCATATTAATAAACTCTAAAACTTTTTCTTATTTATGCGTAAATGCCACAGTCGATCAATTCAAACTCAAGAACAGGAACATCTAGTTTAGGCGTTCGAATACCTGGATATATGTACCAATATGCAGAGTCTCTTGAAACTGGATTTGCTGGATCGTTCTCATATCGCATGTATGCAATAGCCAACGCAGAATCACCTAATGCAAATCCCGCACCATTAGCAAGTTCTGGTGAGTTATAAGGTGTATTGTCTGCGATAACAATCTGTTGATCTTCAATCAATAATTGCGTTGTGCTAAGATTGGTTGTTTCACCCTGTACAATCAGATCTTTAGTGACAACAAGATTACCATCAATAGTGGTAGAATCTAACGTTGTGATGCCACCAACATCAAAATTATTAATAACACGAAACGAATTGGTATCAGTTTGTGCCTGAAGAACACCACCGTAGGTCAGTTTAACAGAACCGCCCGAATCAATCTGTACGAGTGTATTGCCTGAGTTGTCAAATATTTGTAAAGGCGTGCCGTCTGCTTTTAAAATAATATCGCTTGTTCTTACTTTCTCGATAATACCTTCAGTAGAGACACGAAGAATATTGATCGTTGCTGAATCGGCTAAAAAGTTATCAATTTTCTTATCACTGTCTACAAGTATGGCACTGTTTGCTGTCAGTGTGCCTTGAGGGTGATTGAGAAGATCGGTAAAATACTTACCGCCGATTACGTCTATTCGTGTTGAGTAACCGCTGTCATTGTTAGCACCAGTTGCAATGTAAAGACGATCACCGCCGTTACCGAATCCATCAGTAAGATTGTCGGGAAGAAACGAATACGCTAACTCACCCTGCTGTAGATAAACAGGTTCGCCTTGTGTACCCGATCTTCGAATAAGAATGTTTGTGTGATAAGAATCACTAGGGTAAGTCTTACCATCAACAACATCAACTTGATATTCGCCTGCAACCCAATTGCCGCTGGCGCTATCGTATATTAATGCAGTGCCTTCACTTTTCGCCGAAGTGTCGACACCAACAATATTGTCAAAGTCTGCATAAGGTCCTATTACGACTGTGTCTAGAGGTGTGCCGACGATAACTTTCTTAACGTAAGTTCTATCGCCAACCATTACCTTATAAGTCTTTGTAGCCATGAAAATAACCCTATGTTACAGATGGTGTTACTGTTATTTTCCCCTCTAGAACTCTTTCGACCACGTCAGACACACCATCATTGTGTGTTATTTCTACATCATAAACATATCTTTTACGAGGATTTAACAGGTCGGTTTGAGCAGACGACAATGCAAGCGTAATTTTTCCATCTGTAGCAGGCGAGAGTACAGCAGTCGAGAAAGTGGTTTTATCACTATCAACTGCATCGTAACTGGGCGCCAATTTTGCGGCTACGGTATAACCATTTAGATCTTTGGCAGAACGATCGGGATTACACAGATGTACTTCAATAAGCGCATCTGTGCCTTGATCGATTACCAAATCTTCGTAGTGTGCCATGTTCTGCTAATTCCATATTATTTATTGTTTATTTATAAGAATTATGCTTCAATATCTTCGATAATCCAATCTTGAATTCCCATAGATATTTCGTCCATAGACAGAGTAAAGGCAATTGTCATTCGAAGACAGTCAGTTGAGGCGGCGTGATAACACCATGTTTCTTTTGGTTGTGCATATGGTCCGAAATATCCAGCTTTACATTGCCAACCTTTTTTGTCGGGAATGGTCACAATCTCATTTTTATCCCAGTCCCAATACTTGAACCAACCGTCGCCCGTTTCACTCCATGTGAAAATAAAGTTGTATGCGGGTGCGTTTGCGTTATTATGCCAAGAGATATAGCCACCTGGAGGATAGACAGCAAACAAAGCGTTTCTCTTCAAGCAAAACGTTGTTGCTAGTTTTTCAATGACACCTTTCAAGTGTTGATTGATCTCACCACTTACAATCTGTGAATCTGTACCATCAGAAAACTGAATGTTCTGTGCACTAAAAGAATGTGCAACGATGATCTCCGGAAAACCCTCATGTCTTTCTCTCTGATTCATAATGTGTTTAAAGTAATCTTCACCCACATATTTTTCACGATCTTGTTCGTTATGATTTCGATGACATGTGAGTTTTACTTTTTTATAGTTCTCACTTTCAATAAACCACTCCGCCTCTTTAAGTATATCAAGAGCATAATCGTTTAATGGTATGTCTTTCATTCCTGTTCTAATCATAGACTTCGCTCTTTGCCTTTATGTTTGAATAATGTCGAACTACAACTGGTTTCTTATTGTGAGGATAAAGATAACCGTTGAAAAAATTCCATCGTGCATCGTCTTCAAATATAGCGACTTTCAGATCTTTATATTTCGGTTCACGGTTTAACAACCACCATAATGAAAATTGATCCCATCGTTTGAATGAAGCGGGATAGTTTTCTAAGTCTTCAGTACCGTCAGCCTTTCTTGGCCACCATTCGCCATTATATTGTTTAACAGTCAATACATACCAATCTTCCATAAACTCCTTGACAAGCGGATTTGCCATGTTGTACAAGCAAACTCCTCCGCAGAGTTCAAAGCCGCCTTTTGATCCGTCCTCTTTAGTTGCTCCCGGAAAGTAAACTTCGGCATAACAATAATGTCTTTCGGGTGGCAGACCTGTAAACACCAAATCATTATCACCCAACTCATCAAACACCTTTGCTATATCTTCATGTTCAACTTCACAGTCTGCATCAATATAAAATGTTTGATCGTATGGACTCCTTGCCATACCATCTAGCTTGGCTCTTTTGTGTGCATTGACAAATTCAACTCTATCCGCACACGACTCTTGACCATCTAAAAATCTTTCTTCTGTGAACAATGTCACATGTGCATTCGGATCAAAATATTTGATCGACTCAATTAGATTGATTGCAGATAGAAAGAAAAACTTTTTAGTCGACGCTACAACAACATAACCTTTAGTCATCTTTATTCCCAAATAATCCTAATTCTTCACCAATGATTAATGATACTAATGCACTCACTTCTAACTCATTTTGTGCCCTTCGAATTCTAGTCCGAAGTGTTTTATTATTAGAATTTTTTACTTCAGGAATTTCCATCGCACGAATTTTGGTAGAAAATAGACTTTCCAATTGAGCAGATTGTTTCTTCTGCTCATGCTTAACTTCGTCTTCAAGTCTCTTCTTTTGTTTTTCTTCGTGGCGCTTTTGTGTATATCTATCGATAGTATCTAAACCTATAGCATCAATAACTTCGTTATATTGAGGATTCATTGATCCATCACGAAGTAATTTTGTAACTGTCAACACGTCTTTTTTTGTTTTACCACCTTCAAGATCAGTAATTCGTATACACTTTAAAACTGATTTATCGGGTACTTCCCAAAACGCATTATCTAAATAACGATAACTTCTCATGCTCACTCCTCTAAGCAACTCTTACATATAATGTCCAGGTCTCTACTGGTAATGGTGGCGGTCTCAGTTCCTCAATAGCGCCGTATGTTCTATCTATAGCAGTTTCTTTCACGTATTGTGTAGCATATGCTTCACCATCATAAGTTAATTCTTCGATATTACCTTCGTACTCACCAGTATAAACGACGTACTCTTCTCTTTGATATGATCCTACATATTCGCTTTCGTAACCACCTTCATAAAATCCGACATAGTTACCATCGTACTCGGCGCCGTATGTACCATCATATCCTTCTTCGTCGATACCTTCATAAAATCCTGAATAGTCTTCGAGTGCTTCGCCGACATATTCACCAACATATGGGTATTCAACTTCACCGCCATATTCACCTTCGTAAGTGGTGAAATCAACTCTTTCATAAAACCCAGTATATTCTCTTTCAATGTCACCTTCATAAAATCCAGTGTAGGTTTCATCGGATATCGAATCATACGTGCTTGAATAAGTTTCATCGGTTTCAGCACCATACTCACCTGTATAATTTTCAAAATCAACTCTCTCATAACCACCACCATATGTCTCGGGTCTTTCGCCGATATAATCACCGATATAGTCTCCTACATAATCTGCTTGATAATCAGCAGAGTAGGGTTCTTCATCGACTCCTTCATACAGTCCTTCATATGTTATGTATAAGCGTGAGAGATAATCGCCTGTGTATGAGCCAATGTAATCTGCTCCTACTTCACCAATATATTCACCGCCGTATGTTTTATCAACGGCTCCACCGTAAGTTCCATCAAATGGTTTTGTAATTTGTCCAGTGTATAGTCTTTCGTATACTACGGTATAAGGCGTTTCTTGACCAATGCCTATGTAGTCTGCATCGAAACTCTTAGACACGTCTGTGACATATATGCCAGTGTATTCAGAAATGTATGGAGTATCTACTTGACGAGTGTAAAGACCTGAGTAATCACCTTCATAAACAGTGTTGTATGCACCAATATAATCTGACTCATATACACCGCTATAGTCGCCAGTGAATGATACAAAACTTTCTCTTGTATATGAACCAGTGTAATCTGTGGTATATGTACCAACATAGTCACCGCTGAATGAGCTAGAGAATGATTCTTCTTGTCGAGTGAATCGTGTTTCGAAATCTATTCCAGTATATTGACCCGTATAGTCTTCTGAAATGATTACATCTCTTTCTTTGGTATACTCGCCTTCATATTGACCAGTATAATCGCTTTCATAGAATCCTTCATACGCTCTTATGTATTGACCGGTATAGAAACCAGAATAAGTGCCTTCATACTGACCAGAGTATTGTGTACTAAAAACTTTATCTACTTGTTGGGTATAGTCTCCTATATAAGTTTGACCGTACGACACAAACGTTGTTACAGTGTTCTGATCAAAATAAACTGGATCGCCTTCTTGCAATGTGCTTGCGGTTATTGAGGCACTAGCCCAAGCAAATTGTGTGTATGTACCTCGATCATATCTCGTCGCCGACGCTGAAGTCCATGTAATTCCGTCAAGTACCATGTTAATAAACGCCGATGAAGGCGTACTGCCATCTCCGTCATTAACGTACAGCCACAATTCCTGAGAACTTGGAACAACTACTAATTCTACTGTATCACCACCAAATGTTGGCACAGTTGAAGGTATTAAAAATGCCGCATACTGTGAGATATAGTTAGGAGGTGGCGTCGAAACAAAAACTTCATCAACAGTGTGAGTTGAGTCGGCATTGACGCTAGTATATGACACCACTCTTTGACTATCATATGATGATTCGTATTGACCAACATAATCAGTTTCATAAAAACCTTCATAGAATCCAGTGTATTGCTGTTCGATATCTCTGTCTACGCCAGTTTCATAAGTGCCTTCATATTGAGATGAATATGTGCCAGTAAATTGTTTTGCAACAAGTCTGTCATATTGACCCGTATAATTTCCGGTGAATGTAACGTCTCTTTCACGTGAATATTCACCAGAGAATGAAGCATCATAAAATCCTAGATAAGGTGTGCCATATGTTCCAGTAAATGTTTTTTCATAAAAACCTGAAAAGGTTTCTTCAACGGTGGCTTCGAAGAATGCATCGTATGTCTCGCTCTGAATTCCTGTGAAAGTGCCTACATAAGTTTCTTCGGCGTCAGCATCATATGAACCAGTATATGTTTTAGCAACATCAAAAGATACTTGACCAATGTATTCCGATGAGTATGGCTTTTCAACTTCTTGTGCATAATCACCAGTATATGATGCTGTATAAGTTCCTTCGAATCCACCTATGTAAGTTTCAGTGTACTGTCCAGTTCGGCTTCGATCGAACTGACCTTCATATGTGCCAATATAATCACCAGAAAAAGTGCCGGTGTATTCTTCATACTGATTTCTTACGAAACCTGTAGTGTAAGTTCCATCGAAAGTTCGTTCTACAGTAACAAAGTTAATGCCTTCGTATGACTCAGGATCTTGACGAGTGTAATCACCAATGTAATCTGTACCATAAGTTTCTTGTACAGTTTCAGTGTATGTTTCTTCGTCCAATCGAGTGTAAATTGTCTGATAGTCTTCTTCAAGAACACCAGTGTAGTCGCCGACATAATCACCAATGTATCCTGCGCTGTATTGTCCTACATAATCACCTTCATAAGATGCATCATATTGACCAGTATATTCTTCTTCGATCTGACGACCATAAAAGCCAAGATAAGGTTCTTCTATTTGTCCAGTGTAGTCGCCGATATATTCTTCTAATTCACCACGGAAGTATGAACCTACATACTCGGCAAAATCGGCACGTTCGTAATTGCCGATGTACTGTTCTTCATCTAGACCAACATAATCGCCAATATAAGGTTCTTCAACAACAGAGGCGTATCCACCGATGTATTCTTCTAGCTCTGCGCCTAGATATGTGCTACCATATGTTTTATCTACAACACCAATATAATTTGCGGCATAGTCTTCAGACTCAGCAGGTAGACGGGTGCGTGTATAAGTTTCACCTTCGTAATTTGCTATATAAGTCTCAAGTGTTATGGGTCCTAATTCTTCAGTTTGATACGTGCTTTCATAAACGCTTTCGCCGTATGAGCCTTCATATGTGGCGAGATATTGTGCTTCATACAATGCTTGGTATTCACTCTGATATAAACCAGTGTACGTTTCGCCGTATGATGATGTGTATTCATCGCCTTCATACGTTGCTATGTAACTGCCAACATAAAGTGATTCGTAGTTTGGAACGTAGTTGCCAATGTATGTTGCAAGATAAGTTGCGGCATAACCACTTACATATTGTGTAACATACAGACTCTGATAAACGCCTTCATAGTCAGACGAGTAATCTTCTGAAATGATTCTTCCATAATCGCCTGTGTAAGTTTCAAGGTCAACAGTTTCGTAAATACCTTCGTAATTACTTTCATAGAATCCACTGTACAAGCCTGCATAGTCTTCAGAATCAATACGTCCATACTCACCAACGTAGTTCTCTGAATCGTCACGCTGATATTGACCGGTGTAGTTTTCTGCTTGATCTCTTACATAAAGTCCTGCATAATCTTCGGATATAATTCTTTCGTAAAGACCTGCATAGTTTTCAAAGTCTACACGGCCGTATACACCTTGATATGTGGTAAAGTCGGTTCTTTCGTATTCGCCCGAATACGTTTCTTCCTGTGCTCGCTCATACTGACCGATATAACCTTCGAAGTCCACTCGCTCATATGATCCGGTGTAACCTTCAAAGTCTACACGACCATACTCACCAGAGTAAGTCTGATCTTCCAATCTCTCATAGAAACCTTGATATGTTTCAGTAATATCTCTTTCATAAAGACCAGTGTAAGTCTCGTCAACTTCTCTCTGATACAATCCTTGGTATGAGGTGAAGTCTACACGACCATATGTGCCTGTGTAATTCTGTTCATCATCTCTTTGATACTGACCTGTATAATTCTCAGCAATACTACGTTCATACAATCCAGCATAATTTTCTAGATCTGCTCTCTCATAGAAGCCTTCGTAAGCAGTGAAATCAACTCGACCATATTCGCCAGTGTATGTTTCGGGAATATCTCGCTGATACTGACCAACATAATTTTCATCTTGACTTCTTTCGTAGAATCCAGTATAATCTTCCTGTATGTCCCTCTGATACTGACCAACATATCCTTCAAAGTCTACACGACCATACTCACCAGAATAAGTCTCATCCTGTAATCTTTCATAGAAGCCTGCATAGTCTTCCGGAATATTTCTTTGGTATTGGCCAGTATAACTCTGCTCTTGGTCACGCTCATATAAACCAGAATAGTTTGTGAAGTCGACTCGGCTATAAACACCTTGATAAGTTTCAATATCATCACGCTGGTACTGACCAGTGTAGTTTTCAGCGATGTTGCGTTCGTATTGACCAGTATAGTTTTCTAGATCTGCTCTCTCATATTGACCGACATATCCTTCAAAGTCTACACGACCATATTCGCCAGTATAGGTTTCATCAACGGTTCTCTGATAGAAACCTTGATAATCTTCAGGAATGTTACGCTGATATTGACCAGTATAGTTTTCTAGATCTTCACGTTGGTAAAGACCTTCATATGTGGTAAAGTCAATTCGAGTATACTGACCAGAATAATCTTCTGCGATGTCACGTTCGTAAAGACCAGCATAGTTCTCTGAATCGGTTCGAGTGTATTGACCAGTGTAGTCTTCGGGAACAACACGACCATATTCACCTGTATATGTTTCAGAAACGATTCTTTCGTAGAAGCCACCGTATGTTTGATCTACATCTCTCTGATACTGACCAGTATATTCTTCAACCTGATCACGAACATACAAGCCAGCATAAGTTTCATCATCAACTCGCTGATAGGATCCGACATAACTTTGATCTTCGGATCTTGTGTAAAGACCGTCGTATGATTCGCCCGAAGTTCTTACATAAAGACCAGCATAGTTTTCACTATCAACACGACCGTAGGTGCCGATATAGTTTTCATCGATGATTCTTTCATACTGACCAGAGTAGTTTTGGTCATCAACTCTTTGGTACTGACCAGTGTACGACTGCTCTTGATCTCTTGCATAATCACCAACATAAGTCTCGTCAATCGCTCTCTGATACTGACCACTATAATTTGTGAAATCAATTCGAGTATAAAGACCATCGTAATTTTCGTTGTCGACTCTCTCATACAAACCAGAATAGTTTGTAAAGTCCACACGACCATATGTACCAGTATAAGTTTGGTTTTCTAGTCTGTCGTAAGAGCCAGTGTAAGTTTCTGCTATGTCACGTTGATACTGACCGGTGTAGGTTTGATCAACTGTACGAGTGTAATTACCAACATAAGTTGTAAAATCAACACGACCGTAAGTACCTTCATAAGTCTGATTTACAACACGATCATAAGAACCTTGATACGTTTCGGTGATAGCACGTTCGTACTGACCAGTGTATGATTGATCTTGTACTCTTTCGTATTGTCCAGCGTATGAAGTGAAGTCTACACGACCGTAGGTGCCTGTGTACAATTCACCATCTGTTCTTTGATACTGACCAGTGTATGATTGATCTTGCAAACGATCATACTGACCGGTGTATTGTTCTTCCTGAGTTCGAGTGTAAGATCCGATATAACTTTGTTCTTCGGTTCTTTCATAGAAACCAGCGTACAGTTCTTGAGCACTTCTCTCATACTGACCAGTATATGATTGATCTTGTGATCTCTCATAAGAACCTTGATACGTTTCTTCGTTCTGTCCAGTGTAAATGCCAGTGTAGCTTTCAATAACCTGACCAGTGTATTGACCTGAATACTGCTCTTGAATTTGACCTGTATACTGACCCGAATATTGCTCTTGAACCTGACCAGTGTATTGACCCGAATAAGTTTCATCCTGACTTCTTTCGTATGTGCCAGCATATGTTTGATCAACGCTTCTTTGATACTGGCTGATATAAGTCTCGTTAATCGCTCGCTCATACTGTCCAGTATAAGTCTCGGATTGATCACGACCATATGTACCAGTGTATAGTGCAGTGTCGTTTCGCTCGTATTGACCGATATATGTTACAGGATCAAGACGTTCATATTGACCGGTGTATGATTCTCCAACAGTTCTTTCGTACAAACTCGTGTACGTTTGATCTTGAGTACGAACATAATCACCAGAATAGGTTTCACTCTGGCTTCTTTCGTAAAAGCCCAAATACGTCTCTTGAACTTGACCCGTGTATTGACCAGTGTATTGCTCTAGAACAATACCACCGTAGCTTCCTACGTAAGACTGTTGAACTTGTCCGGTATATTGACCAGTGTATGTCTCGTTGATAGCACCTTCATACTGACCGGTATATTGTTCACCCTGTTCTCTTTCATATTGACCAGTATAAGTTTCGTTGACTTGACCAGTGTAACCACCAATGTAAGATTGGTCTACACTTCTCTCATAGAAACCCGAATAAATTTCATCGATTTGGCCAGTGTATTGACCCGAATAACTTTCTTGAGGAACACCGGTGTATTGTCCTGTGTATTGTTCAAGATCTTGTCGAGTGTACAATCCAGAGTAAGTTTCTAGATCTGTTCGAGTGTATCCACCAGTATAACTTTGACTCTGACCTCTTTCATAAGATCCCTGATAAGTTTCAGTTACTTGGCGTGTATAACCACCAGTGTAAGTTTGATCAATAGAGCCTGTATACTGACCCGTATATTGTTCTTGTACAGCACCTTCATACTGACCGGTGTATTGTTCAAGAATGTTTCCTGTATATTGACCAGTGTATGCGCCGTCATAAAATTCGTTTATTTGACCCGCATATTGACCTACATATTGTTCTTGTACTTGACCTGTATATTGACCAGTGTATGTCTCTTGAGGAACACCAGTGTATTGTCCTGTATACGAACCTTCATAAGTTTCGTTGACTTGGCCAGTGTATTGACCAGTGTAAGTTTCTCCGACAACACCGGTATATTGTCCCGTATACGACTCTTGAGGAACGCCCGTGTATTGACCAATGTATCCACCAACGTATTGTTCTACAAGAACACCTTCATACTGACCAGAATAACTTTCCTCGATGACACCAGTGTATTGACCAGTGTACGTTTCAGCAACTTGTCCGGTGTACTGACCAGTATATTGACCAGTATATGATCCGTCGTAAGTTGATGTATACTGTTGCAGATAAGTTTGGTCTATCGCAGAATCTTGTTGACGAGTATAACTTCCAAGATACGTTCCTTCATATGTCTCAGAGATTGTCTGAGTTTGGGTTCGAGTATACAGAGCAGAGAAAGAACCGTCATAAAACTCATCTAGTGTTGAATCTTGTTGGCGTGTATAACCGCCTTGATAGATTCCTTCATATGTCTCAGAGAGTGTCTGAGTTTGGGTTCGAACATAACTACCAATATATGATCCTGTATAGAACTCTGTTAAAGTAGAATCTTGTTGACGTGTATAACCACCAGTGTAGGACGAACTGTACGTTTCATTTAATGAAGAATCTTGCTGTCGTTCATATGATCCAGTATATTGTCCTTCATACGTTTCATTTAACGTCGAATCTTGTTGACGTTCATATGATCCAGTATATTGACCTTCATATGTCTCGTTGAGAGTTGAATCTTCTTGGCGCTCATAACTACCAGTGTAGAATCCAGTATAAGTTTGATTTAATGTGGAATCCTGTAGTCGTGTATATGAGCCAGTGTAAGAACCTTCATATGTTTCATTTAACGTCGAATCTTGTTGACGTGTATAACCACCCTCATACGTTCCTGCATATTGTTCCGAAATAGCCGCATCACGTTGACGAGTATAGCCACCTTCGTAAGTTCCCGCATATTGTTCTGAAATTGCCGCATCTCTTTGGCGTGTATAAGTGCCAGCATATGTACCTACATATGAACCAAGATAATCTTCAGAAACGCTACCACCGTAGAAACCACTATACGAACCTTCATAGTTTGCAAAATCGACACGAACATATGATCCCGTATAGGGCTGATCTTCTGAAGCGGTTCTTTGTTTAACATAAGAGCCTTCGTATTGCTGTGCTACTTGACCCGTATACTGCCCAGTATAGCCACCCGCATATGTTCCTTCATATGTTGCGGCGGTATTGTCAAAAAGAACAGTTGCACCTTGTGTTAAAGTGCCGGAGTCTACTGAAGGACTAGTCCAAGCAAATTGTGTGTATGTACCTCGATCATATCTCGTCGCCGACGCTGAAGTCCAGGTGATACCATCAACAACAACGTTTATAAAGGCACTTGAAAGTGTATCACCGTTACCATCATAAACGTACATCCATAACTCCGAAAAACTTGGAACAGCAGTAAAATCTACTGTGTCGCCACCAAAGGTTGGTACAGATGATGGCGAAATACCCGCCGCATATTGACCAATATAATTCGGAGGTGGTGTAGAAAAGGATACTGGTCCTACAGTATGAGTCGAGTTAGCACTGCCGCCAGTATAAGATCCAACGTATTGTTGACTTATCGTCGAATCTTGTTGACGTTCATAAAAACCTTCGTAAAAGCCAGTGTATGTCGAAGAAAACTGACCGGTGTAATCCCCGATGTAAGTTTCTTGTACAATGCCAGTATAAGAACCGGTATATGTTCCGGCATATGTCTGAGTTTGTGTTCTAAAATAACCACCAGTGTATATGCCCGCATACTGACCACTGTATTGCTGAATGACATCGCCCGTATATTGACCAATGTAACCACCCGCATAAGTTCCAACATACTGTTGTAAAACGACACCAGTGTATTGACCAATGTAGCCACCCGCATAAGTTCCAACGTATTGTTCTGGAACAACACCAGTGTATTGACCAGTATACTGTCCAGTATAACTACCCGCATACGTTTCTTGAACATCACCAATGTATTGGCCAGTGTATTGGCCAGTGTAACTACCTTCGTAAGTTTCTTGAGCTTGACCAGTGTACTGACCCGTGTACTGACCAGTGTATGAACCTGTGTATGATTCTTGAACTTGTCCAGTGTACTGACCAGTATATTGTCCAGTGTAACCACCGGTGTATGATTCTTGAACTTGTCCAGTGTACTGACCCGTGTATTGCCCAGTATAACTTGACGTATAAGTTTCTTGAACTTGTCCCGTGTATTGACCAGTATAGAAACCAGAATACTGGCCTTCGTAAAGTTCTTGTACAGCACCCGTGTACTGACCAATGTACCCGCCGATGTAAGATCCTGCATAGTTTTCTAAAATAACACCAGTATATTGACCAGTATATTGTCCAGTGTATTGTCCGATATAAGTTTCAAGCACTGAGCCAGTGTATTGACCAGTATAGCCACCGGTATAACTTCCCGCATATCCTTCTTGAATTACACCAGTATATTGTCCGATGTATTGTCCTGTGTAAGACTGGTTGTATGTTGTGCCTGAATATGAACCAGTATAAGTTTCATTTAATGAAGAATCTTGTTGACGTTCATATAAACCGGTATAACTTTGATCAACCGAACGAGTGTAGCCACCCGTGTAAGTTTGAGTTTGTTGACGAACGTAACTACCTGCATAAGTTCCTTCATAAGTCTCATTTACTGTTCGAGTATATCCACCAGTATACGTTTCGTTTAGTGTGCGGGTGTATCCACCTGTGTATGATTGATCAACTGTTCTTTCGTATTGGCCAGTATATTGACCGATGTACGATTGATCGACTGTTCGAGTGTAGCCGCCCGTATATGACTGATCAACAGTTCTTTCATAAGAACCTTGATAAGTTTCTTCTACAGTTCTACCGTATTGGCCAGTGTAGCCACCAATGTAAGTTTGATCTACTGATCGTACATATGTGCCTTCATACGTTTCATTCTGTAATCGAACATACGAACCCTGATAGGTTTGATTTTCTGAACGAGTGTATTGGCCTGTGTAACTCTCACCTACAACGCCTTCATAAACGCCTGAGTATTGCTCTTGAACTTGACCGGTGTAAACACCTGTGTATGTTTCTTGAGGAACACCAGTATATTGACCAATGTATGATTCGGTATTGCTACCCTCGTATGTGCCTTCATACGTTTGATTTTGTGATCTTTCATAACCACCGGTATATGTTTGAGTCTCTTGACGCTCATATTGACCAGTATAGGCTTCGTTAATCTGACCTGTGTATTGACCTGTATAGGTTTCTTGATCAGTTCTAGTGTACTGACCAGTGTATGACTCGTTGATTTGACCAACATATCCGCCAGTATAAGTCTGATCCTGTAAACGAACATATTGACCTGTGTAAGACTGATCAACAGATCTTTCATAAGAACCTGTGTATGACTCTCCTTCGGTTCGAACGTAACTTCCTTCGTAAGTTTGATTCTGTGATCTCTCGTATGAGCCGATGTAACTCTGTTCGATTTGCCCAGTGTAAAGACCGGAGTAACCTTCAAGAACAATACCCGTGTATTGACCGGTGTAAGGTTGAGCAACTTGACCTGTATAAGAGCCTGTGTAAGTTTCGTTGACCTGTCCGCTGTAAACCGAGATATAGTTTTCAGAAATTTGACCAATATAACTGCCAATGTAATTTTCGTCAACACCGCCTGAATAAACGCCAGTGTAACTTTCATTGATCTGTGATACATACTGTCCTGTGTATGGCTGATCTATTTGACCTGTATATTGACCAGTGTATTGCTCAATGATTTGACCAGTGTATTGACCAGTATATTGTTCTGTCTGCTGGCGCTCATAACTACCAGTGTACGTCTGAGTTTGCTGTCGCTCATAAGTACCTTGATATGTTTGTGTTTCTTGTCTTTCATAGAAACCTTCATAAGTTTCTGCTTGATCACGACCATAATCACCTGCATAATTCTCGGTAACCTGACCAGTATACTGTCCTGTATACGCTTCATTGATCTGACCAACATAAGAACCTTGGTAGACTTCTTCGTCTTGGCCGGTATAGAATCCTAAATAAGTTTCTTGAACATTACCGGTATAACTTCCACTGTATGTTTCATTAATTTGTCCTTGATACTGACCAGTATAAGTCTGATCGACCTGACCTGTGTATTGACCAAGATAACTTTC